CAAATGAATATGAAAATGATCTAAAATCTGGTTTTTCAAAAAACTGTTCTTCGTGTGGGTTCATCGCAACACCAAATGCCTTACCTATCAATTTAGAAGGTTCCCCTGCACTTAACCCTTGCCCTATATCATCAACAATCTTTTTACCTGCAGTTGCAAGACCTGCAGTTACGCCACTAATAATCGCCTCAACAGATTTAGTAGTATTATCCGCTGACTTTGCCGCACCTATCGCCTTTGCGACTTGACCTGACATATCAGTAGGGCTCGCATCATATGCCATTTTATAATTTACAGATACGCCTGGTGGCATATACATTGCAATTGCTGCCGTTGTTCTACTATGTGTAGGAAATTCTGATAATACAGAATTAGTTGCCTTTAATGGTTTTATAGTTTCGCCACTAAGGTTTTTTAATTGTCTAAAAGTATCTACATTAAACCCATCATCTGCTGTAACTGGTAGATTTAAGTTATTACCTAATTTATTTGCGACTGATAAATCACCTGTTACATTATCATATTCATTTGATATTGCTCTAAAAAGTATATAATGACCTGTTTCGTTAGATGTTAAATCTAAAGGGTATTGTATATAACTAAATTGTAATGGGTCTTTTGATAGTTTTTCTGATGGACTATCATCTATTTCTAAAGGTGACTTTTTTAATACCGCCGCAGCCACTTTGGCTTGATTTCCTGAAATTTTATTTACAAATCCTGACTTAAAATTATTAACCCCACCTGTAATGGCGTTATTAACAAACCCTGTTGCCATTCCTTTTAGATGATCTGATGCCTTTTTAAACATATACTAAATATCCTTGTAATGTTAATATTTATAACGAAATGAAGAAGTCATATAAAGGTTTATATCGCCCATCTAACCCTAAAAAATACGTTGGCGACCCGTCTAAAATAGTCTATCGTTCACTACTAGAGCGTAAGTTTATGTTACACTGTGACCGTAGTCCTGACATAATCAATTGGGCAAGTGAAGAATTATCCATACGTTATTTTAATCCCATTGATAAAAAGTATCATTCATACTACCCTGACTTCATTGTAAAGACTTCAAAAGGTAAAAAGTTTCTTATTGAAATCAAACCATCTCGTCAATGTAAACCACCAAAGACACCTAAAAAGAAAACTAAATCGTTTATGCGTGAAAGTTTTGAGTATATTAAAAATCAAGCGAAATGGACAGCAGCAAAGTCTTATTGTGAAGACAATGGCGCAGAGTTTAAATTGATTACAGAAAAAGATTTAGGTCCGTATTAAGTTGCGTAACTACCTGTTTGTCTATCAAAATAGTTATCTCCACTAGATGTATTGATACCACCAGAATAATTATCCGTCTTACTTACATTACTGTTTTGAACAATGGTTTGTTTTGCATCAGTAATTACGGTGCCACTTGATCCCTCACCTGTACCACTCGTTAAATTTCTCTTATTTACATTTGGTCTTAATTTATTATTGAGTGATTGATTAAAAGATGCCTCAGTCATACCTTCTTCAGCCAAAACTCTTTCCTGTGTCGCTGCGTTATCGGCGTCTAATTGACCTAAATATGATGCCTCATCAAAAGTTTCACCTTTTAACTCTGCTTTTTGTTTTTTAATACCAATCATTCTTTTCGCTCTTTGAAGTCTATCTTTTTCGTCCATCATTTTCATAACTCTAAAATCTAATTCGTCTTTAGAAATTGAACCATCTTTTTCAGCTTGTACAAGTGCCGCTTTAAAATCTTGCCATTGTTTCGCTCTTTCTTCCCAAGTATCACCAGTTGTGTTATACATATTTAATCCTAAAGGTGGCATATTAGGGTCACCTACAATTTTTTCCGCTACCTGTGTGGCACTAGATGTTTGATCCATATTAACCACTTTAGGTTTTTTCTTTGGTTTGATTACATCTTCTACAGGTTTTACTTCTTCTTGTTTAGGTTCAGACATTTGACTTACAATCCCACCATCACTTTGACTTTCAGTTTCACCTGCCAACTTATCAACATAACTCACATCTTTCGTTTCTGTTGTTGATTTCGTTCCAGTTTTTGTTTCTGGTTCTTCTTCAGGTGTTTCTTGTTGTCCTACATTATCAAATTTCATTTTGTCTTTAATTTTTTGAGGTACAAGTGGTAATGCATCTATCAAACCATTAACCGCATTTATAATGGCATTTAATATTTTATCTCCAAGTGTTGAAAAGGCACTTTGTACTTTTTTAAACCCATCTGTAATTTTACCAAAATCACCAGTAACTATACCAAATAATATATCATTTAAACCTAAAAATGTATCTACAACAAAAGATAATGTGTTGTTTAACATTATAAATGCTGCCTCTAACGCAGTTCCAATTTCTCGTAATCCTGTCTTAATAATAATATCTGCAACACCTAAAATTATATCTGTTATGGGTTGTAAAATTTCTACAGTTTTTTTGATACCATCTAACACAGGTTGTAATGTTTTTACTAAATCACCACCATATCTCACTAATGCGCTAAACCCTAAAATAATTAAACCTAAAGGTCCAAATCTTCCAAAGGCGGCACCCAATTTTGTTAACCCAGTAATTAATCTACTTTTTTTAATCTTGTCAACAAAATCTTTTATGCCTTTAAATATACCTGTAAGTCGAGTTCCTAACGTACCTAAACCTAACCCACCCAAAAAACCAAGACCTTCTTCATTCTGTATACTTTGATCTTTAAAACTTCCTGGCGCACCTCTCGTTTTCGCTTTGACATTTTGTTCTTTTCTTAATTCTGCGTCTTGTTCTCTTTCTCGTCTTTCTTTTTGTTTTTCAAAATCTAATAGTTTTGTAAATGTTTCTGTTTGTAATTTTATGGCCTTGAAAGTTTTGTTTGATATATTTCTAATTTCACCCAATATATCTAATGTATCACTTTGATTCATATTATTACCTGATATAGAACGAGCACCACCTATAATAGATCGTCCCACAACATTTTGTTGTGCTCTTATCATATTAATTGCGTCTAGGTTTTGTGCGATTTCTATTGCCATTATTTTTTATCCGATTTTGCCCTACTACCTGTGTATAAACCAAACCACGCTGCGCCGGCACCAACAACAATAGATACTAAACCAGATTGTTCCATTGTAGGAGCAGATAAGTTCATATACCAGATTACTACTTTATATAATAGATAAATGTATGTTGATATGAATACTCTTGGAAATATTCTCCAACTATCAACTGCTCTTGCCAGATGTATTAGTTTCGCATATGGATTTACACCCAAGTCTTTAATTGAAGTGTCAACTTCTAAATCAACACTAATCTTTTGTTTTGGTTCTGCAACCTTGACCTCTTCCATTACTTTATTCTCTCCCTTTGTCTTTTTTCTTTTTCTTCTTTAATGTAACTTGTAAGTAAACTTACATATACTTCCCTCTCCCACGGTATCATATTTTCTAACTCTGTCAATGAATATTTATGATGTTGTATCAATGCAAAGTTAGTTTCATAATAGTTTTGTAAACTATCGTGTGAGAGGGCTATCCGAAAAAATCGGCCAGACCTTGTAATACTACCTTACTTTTTACATTTGTTTTAGGATTGGTTACCTCTAATTCATGCATTAGTTTAGGCATTGTTTCATAAAAACTCTGTACTTTTTTAAAAGTCTTACTATCTAAACTATCAATAAATTTTTGTAATTCATCTTCGGAATAATCACTTGCCTTAAAAGTTTTCTCACCTTGATAAATTTCGTAAATAGATTTTCTTAATACATCAAATATTACTTTGCTATCTAATTTTTTATCTATATTTTCATTCATTGAATTAAGAGTAGGGTATTTCATAATAATACCTAACTTTTTTTCATCATCTATTAATATATTATTAGTATGTTTGTCATCAACTTGAACATCTATTTTTGATAAATCTATATCTACATCTGCATATGTTTCTTTATCATCTGGACATAAAACTTTTAACTTTGCGACTTCCCCTACAGATTTTGCTCTAATCTGTAAGAAGATATATTCTAAATCAAATGTTGGAAGTTCTTCTGCATTTATTTTGCCATATGTACAGGCAGATACAATATCTTTTAATGCCTGTATTATTTCTTTTTGATTTTCAGATTCCATTGCTTGTAATAATATTTTTTCTTCTTTTACAAGAAAGGGTCTATATTTCACCTTCACATCTGCTGATGGCAAAGTCAACTCATATGTTTGGGTTTCAAGTGTTGGTAATGTCATTATATCTCCTTATATCTATTATGTATTAACCAAATGGTGGGAATACTCGTCCACCAGTTATTCGTCCAGTCGGTAATCTTCTTCTTAACCCGTCTGTAAAATCTCTACCCGCTCTTTTCAATTCAGGTGGCAATTTATTTAGTATGCCTCCTAATAGCCCACCAAATCCTGGCGCAGGTTTCATCTCTGGTAACTCACTAAATGATTTACCAACAGTAAAATTATTTACTTGATCTATTCCTAAATTTTTCCAGTTTCTAAAACTTAATGTTATTGGTACATTTACAATTTCATTTGCAGAACCGTAATTATATTCATATGTACCTATTGTTTGTGGATAACACTCATAAAGTCTTACAGCATATGTAACTCTATCTCTATCATTTTCTGCACTAAAAGAACCTAATTGAAATATATCTACTTCACCTGTATATTCATCATAATAATTTAAATTGTGTGTATCTAAATTAAATATCATTTTCTGCCAAGTTTCAAAAAACATTCTCTGTCTTAAAAATTTATCCCCATATATCTGTAATTCTACTTTCCCCTCAAATGAGTATGCGTATGGCATTTGTCGTCTAGGTCCATATGTAATATAATCTTTTGTATTAATATCTCTACTTGGCATAGAAACGCTACGACACATCATTCCTACGTTTCTTGCTAATTCTTGTCCTCCTAGTGAATTAACACCCTGTCTTCCTGGAGGTATTTCTGCGCCTTCACTGGCTTCAATGTATCTATCATTATCTAGTTTTAATTTATTTGGTGCATGTATTCTAACTAAAAATCTAGTAGGTCTAGCAAAACCTTCACCTTGTGCCATCTGTGCGGCAAATCTACCTATTGTAGTTTCTGATGATGAATAACTTTTACCTGGTAGTTCGCCATATCTTTTAAGTATACCACCAGTT